AAGGACGCTGACGATAAATCCCCGGAGAAAGAAGAGGCAGAGATAGATTTTGCCGCGTTGGTTGAGAAGATCCAGTTCGGGGAACCAGATGAGGCTACTGAGGCCTTCAAAACTACGATGGAAATGCTCCAGAAAGGGCGTGGCGGTGCCACTACCCGGGAAGAGATGCTTTCCGTCATTCGCGAAGCCAAGGCAGAGGAAGAAAGGGAAAGAAAAGATGCCGAACGTCAAAGCATCGTGGACCGATTCAATGCCCCTGTAGACAAGGGTGGTTTTGCGGATATTAAGGCAAGTCCCTACCTCATGGATGCGGTTGCAACCCTCATCGATGAAAAACTCGCTTCCGGCGAAGATAATTCATGGGAAACCTACGAAGCAGCCGGAAAGGAAATTAGGAAACGGCGGGAAGAGGCCCTGAATCCGAAACCAAAGAAAACCACCGTCACGGGATTTGAAGAAAAAAAGGAACTGAAGAAAGGCAAAGACACCATCACTGGTGCCAATGTCAGACAACAACCATCAACCAGCACCGAAGGCACAAAGAGCGAGGAAGAGGCCCGAAGCGAGGCTTTGACCGATATCATGAAGGCCAGAGGTCAAAAACCGTAATCGAAAGGAGTAACGTATGCCAGGTAACGTATGGGGCGTAAACAGCCTCGGTGGCTATATGTACTCCCTTAATTTGTCCAAGAAGTTGCGTATGGCGGTTCAGCCGCTCGTCAAGTTCCGTTAATACACTGGCGGAAGTAAAACCCTCTCTGATTGACTCGGAAGCCTGGGCGCAGGCGACGGGGGGCAAGGGAAACCAGCCTGAGAGACTAAGCGAGAGGGACCCTGATATCGGGGTATGCGATAGTCCGACCACCCGGCATAACGCCGAATAGAAGAAACCGGGGAGGCCATCCCGAAAGGGACGTTCACCTTCATAAATACCATCTAAGGACGTATCGATGGAGGCCATAAAGTAACAGCAAGCAGTTTTGTGACGTGAAAGACGCAACACAGCAGGGCAAGTCTAAGGGATCTGTTTTCCACTGGAACGTTTATCAGAACGTGGCAACGCAAGGAACCACGTTGACTGAAACAAAAACGATGCCAGAAACGCAGTTCACCATTACACAGGGAACGCTGACAATTACCGAAGCCGGTAAGCTATTTGCCGCCTTGTTTTCTTCTTTTATGAATAAGTTTCGTACCGTAATTATCGGTTTTAATGTGGCAGTCGCGGCATAACGTAATAAGGTTTTTAGGGTCAATAGTCAACTTAGGATCTTCACTGTAGGCAACAATATGATGAACATCAAGAATGATTCGGGAACCTCGGCCTTTATAATTATGATCACCACACTTTTGGCATTTCCATCTATCACGCTTCATAATTTGTTTACAGAGGTCCTTATATCCAGAGGTGTCCCTTATTCCATTTTTGCCACCAGCCCAATTCCCATGTTCTGGGCCGGATTTTATCCCGTTCTTATATTGGGCCTTTGTTTTGCCTTTATTCCATGCAACTTGACCCTTTTTACTTTCTATCCATCTTTTCTTAAATTCGATATCAGACTTAAATCGATCATTTACATGATCCCAGTTACCATAGGGTTCATGCCCCGTCTGATATCCCATCCTTTCTATCGACGGATGATCGCCCTTCTTCATACCTTTGTTCCATCCTTTAGGAACATGGGCAGATGTGTTCGGGTGATGACCTCGTATATATTTCGGGATATAAAGAGATCCTCCACGCTCTCCTTTAATTTCAATGTAATTGGTGGGGTTCTTTTTTATCGCTGGAGAATCGTAAAGGGGAAATGGATAGAACGTTTTGCCACAACCACAAGCGCATTGAGTAGCAATTTTTATTCTTTGTGTTTTTGAAACAACCATGCAGTACATTATACACTAAAAGAAGAAGAAAGCAAGTGAAAACCGGGTGAATTGCTGGAAAATCCTAACGTAAAGACGAGGACAATCAGCAGCCAAGCCTTAGAGGGCATAGGTTCTAAGGAAGGTTCAACGACTATGAGGGTGAGTCCCAACAATAATCCCTCGCATGAGCGCCCGGCCCGAAAGGGAAGATATAGTCTGAGCTATATGGAGACATATAGAGGCAGGGTTTAAACGGTCCTGCGATAACAAACTGAATTCAGTTCCCTTCAGTCAGAAACTCGATAACCTCTCCGAGCATCCTGTGACGGAGATCATCAACAAGGTCCTCAAAAACGATGCCAAAAAGGCGTTTGATATCCTGGCTCACGCGCAGTTCAACAGTTGTAAGCTCCGTGTGATCCCGTCATCGGGGACCTCGACAACCGCACTCACCCTAACGACCAATGGGACCTGCACGGGCACCCAAAATGTCGCCTTTAAAAAGCGGCATGTGGGTCTCGTCGTGGATACCATGAAAGAGCGGAACATCAACCCCTATACGGAGGACGATTATTACGCTCTGGGTTGGCCGTCAACCTTCAGAAGCCTGAAGAACACCCTGGAAGGTGTGTATCAGTACACCACGCAGGGTTTTCAGATGATCATGAATGGGGAGATTGGCCGATACGATAACCTACGATTCACCGAGCAGACACAGATCCCGAAAGGTGGCGCTGCCGATTCAACCACGTGGAATGCCTATACCAAAACGGCAGATGCGTGGAACAAGGCGGCCTCTGACTGGATCTTCTTCATGGGTGAAGACACGGTGGCGGAAGCCATCGCGGTCCCTGAAGAAATGCGCGGGAAGATCCCCGGAGACTACGGGCGCTCAAAAGGCGTAGCGTGGTTAGGTATAGCCTCGCTTAATAAATTCCGTGAATTGCTGGAAAGCCTAAGTCAGCGTATTGCTGATATGGTGATCAGCAGCCAAGCCTTAGCAACATGCTGAGGAAGGTTCAACGACTATCCCGTAAGGGAGTACAGCCAAGCGGCTGGAAGCGCGGAACACTTCAAATAAAGAAGTGATGATATAGTCTGATCTGCATGGAAACATGCAGCAGGGTTTGACTTTTATGGTTTCATAACTTGGCATACGAGGGGTTGTCTCAAGGGAAAATTGCAAAAGGATTTGGAGTTTCCCAAGGGCAGGTATGGAGAATTCTTCAAGGGCTAAGATGGGAAGCCATCTATCGTGAATTACACCCGGACAGGGAATAGCTAACCCTGTTGAACATCGATGATTACCTCGGGGGCTTCGGACTCGTTCACACTACCGCTCCACAAGGAAGAATTGTGAAGTGGGATAGTGGAAAGTAAGGGGGTGAGATATTATGCCGAGTTTTTATGATGATGCACAGTATGGTGTGAGGGAACGGCTTTATCTCGGGAATCATCAGGTCGCAAAGACCATGACCGGAGATACCACCCTCTTGAAACGGTTCTACCCGCACGGCCCAATGCATATTGAAAAATTTGGGGTGCAGCATATCGCTACGCAGGGCGGAACGGAAGTAACAGTTAGCCTTTACAGGAACTCTTCGCAACTCGCAACGGTAGTCGCGTCCACGGACTCAGCACCTTGGGCCATTGCGAGTAAAGCAGTAAACAAGAATCTTGACGCAGGTTCTTATATCGCCATCACCACCGCTGGTACAGTCGCTACTGGGTCGGTTATTTGTTTCATCGATTTCAGGCGTAGATACAGTACCAAGTGGGATGTCTCATAGAAGGAGGTGATATATTATGCCTTCCTTCTATAATGATGGTCAGTATGGGACCGTTGAACGGATGTTTTTGCATCCGTACCAGGAGACCCTGCGACTGAACGGAGATAGGACCCTTGTAAAACGGTTCTATCCTAAAGGTCCTATCAAGATCTTGAAGTTCGGCGTACAGCACCGCGCGACCCAGGGCGGGACAGAGGTAACAGTCAGTCTTTACCGTAACTCCTCTGAGATTGCCACGGTCGTAGCCTCCACGGATAGTGCTCCATGGGCGATAGCATCAAAGTCATCCCTTGATAAGGATGTTGATGCAGGCAGCTACCTTGCAGTTACCAGTGCCGGGACGGTTGCCACGGGGTCTGTGATCTGTTTCATGGACTACCGGCGGAAGTATAGCTCAAATTGGGATACCGATTAGCAGGGAATGGGGGTGAACCATGCCGAGTTATGACGACATGCAGTTTGGCGTTAGAGAACGGCTGAACCTTAAACCATTCCAGGTGGCAACCACTATGACGGGGGATACAACCCTCGTCAAAAGGTATTATCCCAAAGGGCCTATGCGGGTTCTGAAGTTCGGGGTACAGCACATTGCGACGCAAGGTGGGACGGAAGTATCTGTTGAGCTAAAGAAAAACGGGACCACAATAGGAACCGTTGTGGCTTCAACTGACTCCGCTCCATGGGCTATCGCATCAAAAACCCTTATAAATGATTTTGATGCTGGCGACTACCTGTCCATTGTAGCAGCCGGAACGGTGGCAACGGGGTCTGTGCTGTGCTTTATCGATTTCCAGCGAATCGATGGCAATACCGGGAAATGGGATACCTTCCGAAGGTTCGCCGAATCGTAGTTCAACTTTTAACCAGAGGGGGGGGTGCTTCAACTGCATTCCCCCCTTTTTTATCAGGAGATTTATGAAAATCGTAATGATATGCCGTCACGCCTGCAT